CGCAAGTTGTTTCAAGAAGTAGGAAAGTTTGTAGCCAAGTATAACAATCTTCCTACTCTTGAATCCTTTAAGATACAGGTCGAAGAATCGAATATATCTGACGACCAGTACCAAGAAGCTATGGAGGTGCTTCCGAATCTTTTTAGCAAGGAAAAGGTTGATAATGATTGGCTTATTGACACAACTGAAAGGTGGTGTCAAGATCGTGCAGTTCACAATGCAATCATGGAATCCATTACGATCATCGACGGAAAGCATCAATCGCTAACAAAGAATGCTCTTCCAGATATACTTACAAAAGCTTTGGCAGTTTCTTTCGATGCGAACGTAGGTCACGACTATATTGAGAACTGGGTACAGCGCTATGAATTCTATCATACTGAAGAATCGCGTATTCCCTTTGATCTTGAGATGTTGAATAAGATTACAAAAGGAGGTCTACCAAATAAGACGTTAAATGTTATATTGGCAGGTACTGGTGTCGGTAAGTCTTTGGCTATGTGTCATATGGCAGCGGCGGCACTTTCCGATGGGTACAATGTTCTCTATATCACAATGGAGATGGCAGAAGAACGTATTGCTGAACGTATCGATGCTAACTTGATGGATGTTCCGATTGATCAGTTAGATAATATGCCGAAGGATATGTTCTCACAGAAAGTTTCCCGTATTGCCAAACAGACTACCGGTAAACTGATTGTAAAGGAGTATCCGACTGGACAGGCTAACAGTGCACACTTCCGAGCACTTTTGAATGAACTTAAGCTAAAGAAAACGTTTAAACCTGATATCATATTCATTGACTATTTGAATATTTGTGCATCATCACGGATGAAAGCGATGGGGGGATCGATCAATTCTTATACGTACATTAAAGCGATTGCAGAAGAGCTTCGAGGTTTGGCCGTGGAGTTTAACGTTCCGCTCGTATCTGCAACTCAAACGACGCGTTCAGGTTATGGTAACTCGGATGTTGGGCTTGAAGATACGTCCGAGTCTTTTGGACTACCCGCTACCGCAGACCTCATGTTTGCAATTGTATCGAGCGAAGAACTCGAGCAACAAGGACAGATCGCGGTAAAGCAATTAAAGAACCGATACAATGATCCGACTGCTCATAAACGATTCGTCCTCGGTATAGATAGGAGCAGAATGAAGCTATTCGATATTAGCTTCGATGAACAGAATTTAGTTGATGATACCCCAGCATTTGATAAAGGTGAAGTCAACGAACGTTTTAAAGACTTTAAATTAGACTAGGAGAAGATATAATGACTCGAGCTAAGAATGGACGTAAAGGTGAATTGAGTGCGGGTGTACACAGTACAGTGTCTACATCTACTAAACGAGCAATGAGATCTGCCTATATGGCTTCTCCTGATCGTATGTTGAACCAACGTAAGGCTTTCGATAAAGGTAAGCGTACAATGGTTACGATTCCGAATCCTAATAAGGAAGAGACCAATAAACCATTTATTCGAGTAAATGGAAAAGATTGGTTTAAACCGAAAGAGGTTCCTCGTAAGAAGGAGAAGAAATCGCAGTTTGCTTGGGAGAATGAAGATTAATGGAGTACAGTTATCTGAAACCAAAGGCTTATATGGTAGTTGAGCCTACACCTGCACCTGAGTTTAAAGGACAGTTTAATGACGCAATGGAACTCATCGGATACTGTGCCCGAGTATCTAACCCAGCTAACCAGTTCAACTCAGAAACAGCAGAAAAGCTCATTCGATACCTTATCAAGCACAAACACTGGTCACCGCTCGAAATGTGCTCAGTCACAATCGGCATCTCCACGACCCGAGACATTGCAAGGCAAATCTTACGACACCGAAGCTTCTCCTTCCAGGAGTTTTCACAGCGATACGCCGACCCAGATAGCCTTGATGATACCTCTGTTCTAAGAGAAGCACGTCTCCAAGATCCAAAGAATCGACAGAATAGCGTAGAATGTGATGATGAGGATTTAAAGAAAGCCTGGGCGATGAAACAGGTCCAGATCATTCATGAAGCTCAACTTGCATATAAGTGGGCAATTGACAAGGGTATTGCAAAGGAACAGGCACGTGCGGTTCTTCCTGAAGGTCTTACCATGAGTCATATCTACATGAATGGCACACTACGTTCCTGGGTACATTTTATTGAGCTTCGTTCCGGTAATGGCACTCAAAAAGAGCATATGGAAGTAGCACGTTGTGTTGCACATGCTATCTCCCGAATATTTCCAATGGCAGAGGAGTTTATTCAATATGGGTAAAAAACTATCTACACATTTGTCCTCGGACAAAGGACACTGTGAAATCCACGTAGACTATAGGGAAGAAATGTTCTACATCAGATATTTTGATGATCAAGGCCGGCTATTCTTCACTGAAGACTTCCCGAATAAATCTATGAGATATGTAGAAGATGCAGCAGAGAATTGGGCACTGGGGATAAAAAAATTAGAAGAAATTGAATAAAGGGGGTTTACATTCGTTTGTCCTTTTGATAAGGTATATAATCAACAATGAGGCAGACTATGAAACTGAAAAATGTAGCATCCGGTTTTCTTACCACCTGTGTACTAGCTGGTGTGGGCTTTGTGTCATACACCGAAGTACAGGCTCGCGAAAAAGAGCTTGAGTGTCTTGCTCTGAACATCTATCATGAGTCTCGTGGAGAACCAGTTATCGGTCAAATTGCAGTTGCTCAAGTCACTATGAACCGTGTCAATCATGAGTATTTCCCTGATACGGTATGTGGCGTAGTTTGGCAAGATCGCCAGTTCTCTTGGACTCACGATGGATACAGTGATGCTCCTGGTGACAAAGATCTCTACGAGAGAGCTTTGAATATCGCCGGTACTGTTATCTCCGGTCAGGAAGATGATCCGACTGCCGGAGCACTCTTTTATCATGCCGATCGGGTGAATCCTTCTTGGAATCGTAAGATGGATTTCTACACTCAGATCAGTGTACATAAATTTTATCATTGGGACGGTGACTGGAACAATGATTGATTTACAATATCATATGAATAAGGTACAATATTACTATGGATAATATTAAGTTTGAAATTACTGATGATCAACCACCGGGTAGCATTCCTCGTTTACCTTTACCTAAGATTGTTCTCGTTGGGCATAGTCGTCATGGTAAAGACACTGTAGCTGAGATCCTTTCTACTTTCTACGGCATGTCTTTTAAATCTTCGAGTGAATTCCTTGCGGAACGCTTATGCTTCAATGCATTGAAGGACAAGTACGGTTACAAAGATTCAAAAGAGTGTTTCGATGATCGACACAATCATCGTAAAGAATGGTATGATTTGATCGCTAACTATTGCGCTGATGATCCTACCCGTCTCGGTAAAGAGATCTTTAAGGAGTCTGATATATACTGCGGTCTTCGCAATAAGCGCGAATTTACATGGATGCGTAATACCGGTATCTTTGACCTTTCAATCTGGGTAGATCGTTCTCGCCACCTTCCTCCTGAGGATAAAGAAAGTAATGATATTGAACCCTGGATGGCAGACTTCATTATTGATAATAATGGTAGTCGCGACGACCTAGTCATCGGTACCCGTGCTCTTATGGATCGCTTAATTGGCCCAGAACATATGATGGAGATGCAAGGAAATCCGGATGCAGATCTTATTAAACTGGACTTCAGCCTTTAATCAATGATTTTCGTTTTTTCCGGCCCTATAGCTAGTATCTCCTCCTCGTACTTTATGCTGGATCGGCCGGATCTTTATTCGGGAAAGAGACTCTTGGAAACCTCTTTCCCGAATATCTAATAATATTACAGGTATACTATTTGGTGTACCTTTTATGTCACATCAAAAAGAAACTAAAGTAAAGAGTTTACAAATATTGAATAATATGATATAAGTAGCTTGTTAACGTTGAAACGGCGTGGACACATTCTGGACCTGGGGGCGGTACCCAGCGACTCCACCATAATAACACTTGAGCGGTTGGCCTAGTGCAAGTAAGGACTCGAAAGAGAATAGACTTGAGTGTTATTTTGATGGGGTCGAAATAGGATCGACAGGTGTGAAGATAAAGTGGAGTTAACCGGCTGATCGCGTATAGATCAATTCAACTAAATGCAAACGATAACTTTGCTCCTAAGGGTTACGCTCTAGCAGCCTAACTACTGTGGGTATGGGTTCCACCTAGAAACAGAACGGACCCAACTATTGTAAACATAAAAGGAAATCTAATAATGAAAACTCTTGCTCTCGCTACTGCTTTCGTCGCTGCTGCTGGTGCAGCTTCTGCTTTTGAACTAGGCACAACTGGTGTTGCTATCGGCGCAACCATGGATGCCAACTACACTACTGGTGCGAATGAATTCGCAATTGACTTTACTCCTGCTGCTACTTTCAGCAACTGGGGTATCGACTTTTCGGCTTCAACCACATTTGATGTGATGGGTCTAAACAACGGTGACATCTTCCAAGGTCTAGACCTTGACGCAGGTTACACCATTGGTAATACCGGACTACGTGCATACGGTACTGTTGGTACTGACGCCGACTTTAACTTCGGCGATTTTAAAATGGGTGTTACATTCTCATTCTAATGAGAACCCCCATTTTATATTATATAGTATTAGGTTGGTCGCTAGAAATAGACCCGTGGGAGTCAACGGTTAGCTCCCTTTTTTATTTTCTACTTGTAAGTGCTTGACTGCCATAGAATGCTGCCACGATAGCTGCAA